TCGTAAATCTAAAAGAGCGCAGAATGTAGATGATTATGAAACTTGGGTAGAAGGTGATATTGCTAATACCATAAATACATTTGAGTCTACTGATATTAGAGCCACAAATACGGTAGTACAACCAACAATGGCCATCCGCAGACTTACTCCCACCGAATGTGAAAGACTCCAAGGATTTCCTGATGGATGGACAAGGATTCCATACCGGAATAAGCCGGAGGAAGTATGCCCTGATGGGCCAAGGTATAAAGCTTGCGGAAATTCAATGGCAGTCCCGGTAATGCGTTGGAGTGGGGAGAGAATAGAAATGGTTGAACAATTAATGAAAGATGTAAAATGAAACACCATGATTTTTCCAAGTTTGTCTGCTTTGCCAAAGGGGTAATAGAGACAGGAATGGTAGTGAAGTATTCCGACAAGAAACTGGTTCAGGAATTAAAGATGCACTTTAACCGGTTACTCACAGAATCCCTGAACTTTGAGAAAACCCTGCACCGAATGTTAGGTAAGGAGTTCTCAGAACAGGAGGATGAGGTAAATACCGCAGTAATAGATCTTGTCTGTAAAATCTTTGATATGGAGGAAGATGTGAGGGACAAATTCATTGCCCACATCAACAAGTTCAGGCCGGATTAACCTCCGGCTTTTTTATTTCAATCCGGTATTCTTCTCCTTCAAAGCATTATCATACTGAACCTTGTTCTGGGGCCAGATAGTATGCCTACAATTATATCCACCACGATAAACGAAGATTGTCTTCTCATTGGTACCAGGTATCTTCCCCTGCCATGGCCCAAGCTTTCCCCAAGCCTTTACTTGCTCTTTGGTAAACAACCTTCCGGTTCTGGCAACACAGAAAGGTCTGGAGTCCTTTATGATTGTTCCGGAATATATGTAGTACTCAATATCCAGATCCTCAGAAATTGTGTTTAGGTACTCCTGATTGAATATCATAACCGAATCATTGGTTACCTGAGTGATGTACCTCTGGAGGAATGGCTTCTCTGCTTCGGAACCTTGGATAAACTGGGTTAGCACCTTCCTTAGTTCCTTCTTATCTCCTACACCGGCTATGTTTGCTTTGAGTAATTCCCTGATGGCATTGGAGAAGTTATCTCTTACCCCGGCTCCCAGAAGAGCATCCTTGGTAAGGTTTACATTGGCCTTTAGGACTGCCTCATACAAATCCTGTTTCCGGTTGTAGTCATCCAGAATCAGGCTCATAAAGTCATCCGAAAGATTAGCCAACTGTTTATAGCCTTCCAGAACTTCCTTTACTTTGGATTGATAGAGAGCATTTCCAACCAAGGCATCTCCTATCTTTCTTTTAAGATCAATAATATCACGGAGATTTTTTGCTCTATCCTCTGGGTCTAATGATAACTCTGATACAAGGTCTATAACATCATCAGATAACTCCTTAAACACTTGTGGCAAAGCAGATTCCATCTGGGATTCAAGCTTGGCTTGTAAAGCTTCTATGGCTAAAATAATTTTTTCTTGTTTTTTATCTGCCATTTTTTTGCAGTTTATATTCCTGCTATTATGTTTGCAGAAAATTACTACCAAAAATATGGAAAACAAGACAAAGAGTTATGAGGTTATGCTTCGGGTCACAATCGGACCAGAAGAGGATTGTACAATTGATGATATCCTGAACTTTCAGGAATTAGAGGATTGTTCGGATATTAAGATTACCGTGATGGCAATGGCATCCCCTTGCTTTGATATGAGTTTCTTTGATAAGATCGGGAATATATGATTTAGCCAAAGGGCAAAAAAGAAGGGGCATTTGCCCCTTTTTTTATTGAGATTCAATTTATTTATAATTCTTCTGGGACAGTATTTTGAAACAATGCTATTGCTTGTGGGGTATCAAAGCATATTATACTACACTCATCCTCAGTAAAGAATTTAATTATTGTACCAACCTGAACTCCATCATAATTTGATCCTGGGTTCGGATTGTTTGGATTGGTATAAGGGAAGGTAAAATATTGTACAGAATACTGACCATTGGCTCCTACCAAGATTTGTCTATAGTCATTGTTAAAGTAAGTTCTTCTTCCCCATGATACAAACCCTGCGGCCTTTACTTTAATACAAACCCTTTCCCAAACTGCATTTTGATTAAATCCCGGTTGATTTAATTTATTATACCAATCATTAATGGTTATGCCAGGTGCATTATTGGTAAGAATAAAATCTTTTCTAAAAGGAACCCATGCCGGTCTAAATACATTTCTTGCCCTATAAGACCAACCTGGATTACAGTAGGTTATATACGCTCCATTTTCGGAAAGACCTGCGGATGGTATATAAAGGCTACCAGTCTCTACAAAAAATGTTTCATTTTTGTGAATTAGGTATTCAGGGAATGCTCCGGTCAATGTAGGTGTATATGGTACTACACCATTTCTTGTATCTCCATACCCATAGGCAGTAAGACCTTCAACTGAATTAGGTACATATGTCGGCATTGTATTGTTGTTTTTTTTGTAAAAATAAAACGATTTAAAAAACCGAAATCAAATTATTGACCGGAAACATTTACATCTCTTATCTGTACATCTGGTTGTACAGGAGGTGGCATATCCGGCATTAAAGGCACAATCCCTGCGTTTATCTGAGCAAGCTTTTGTGATGCAAGTCTTTCCACATCTGCCCTCTGCTCAAGGATTGGTTTCTGGAACCACAATGGATCTTCCTGAGTTAACTGGGAAACAAAGGCCGGGAGGTTTACAGAGAGAATATAATCTTGCTTACTACACCCATTGGTCTCTGCCAGAAGAGATTTCTCATTGGAATTCTTGAATGGCAATGGGTCAAGCATATTGATAATCTTCAGGTAGATCAACTGATTGCTATTCTCTCCATAAAGCTTCTCCGTGTAATCCAGTTCAATCCCATGCACAATGATTGGATTGTAGTTGTTTATCCTTGCCACGGAAAGCATATCCGAAATCATCCCGGCAGTAAGTACATCAAACTCTGTAGGCACCGTGATATCCGGAAGAGCATTCTGTACCTTGTCATCACTCATCAGGTTTAAGGCAAACAGATTGTTATACCTCTGGTACATGATGTGGTAACAAGTCATCCGGTAAATCTTTGCCAGATGCACACACACAGAATAGCAGAAGGTATTCAGTTCCTTCCGGTCATACTGCTTGGCAATACCGGATTGCTCTGCCGGAATCTGACCAAGGATTTCCAGACCGATTGCTTTGAATCCCTGAAACTCTTTGTAGATAATGTCCTCCTGGAATAACCTTACAGAGTCTACCGGCCTCTCTATGTACCCTGCCGGAGGCACAGGCGGTACAAGGGGTGTAGGATTGATTGCAGATACACGGTCAAGGTTTATCTCCATTAATCCGAACGGAGTACTGGAGGCCCTTCCAGAGCCTTTACAATCGTTGCATCCTACCTTCTCATGTTTACCATTAACTCTTTCTCCGGTTCCGTTACAAGTCTTACAGGGAGACATCTTCAATGCCCACTTCTGAGGTAAGGCATGAACGGCAAACATGACATTCAAATCATCTGTACGGAACAGGACTTCATTCCATGCAGGGAGACAAGGCTCCAGAACGGAATCATAAATCAGGTGACCATCCTCTTCCTCACAGATGATATTGCCAGTCTTAAATACCGGAAGGTAAAGGAACCGGAATGGCATGGAGAAAACAATCAGGGGATTCGGGTCTCTGTATTGTTTTATTTGTCGGAACAAAAGGAGACCTTCTGTAGTGATTGCCAGAAACTGGTCCCACTTTTTCCCCTGATCATCTTTCCATTCTTCGACTTTGACCAAGGCAAACTGCTCATCATCATAAATCAAATCCTCAGACTCAAAAATCTGTGGATATGGTTTACTGAAGTCAAGTTCAGAAACCTGGTCCGGCTTTTCTATCCATTCGGATACATCAGGAAGAACGGCTACAATGGCATTGGCATCCTGTAGGTAAGTCTTTAGGAATACATTGAATACCCATGTCTCAAGCTTGTAGGTCTTCGGCAGATTGTAACGCACATAATACTCCAGAGTATTTGGTTGTGCATTTACCTTCTCCGCTATCCCGGTCTTCTTGTAATCAGATTCAAACCGGATCTTAAAATCATCGGACTGTTGAATCTTTTGCAGGAAGGTATACACCCTGCCTGTACAGATTTTTGTAGGAGATTGCCACCGCTCTTTGCGGTAGTTCTTCATCCATGGCTCCTCCGATGGATGTTGTGTACGGAGGAGTTTTTCGGGGTAATCATTCTCAAAATGATACTCCAACATTTCTGCCTTTTCTCTGGACTCCTTGATGTACTCAAGTCTGCCCTCCCGGATTTCATCATCCAGAATTTTGCTAACGATTTCCCCGATTAACTCTTCCATCTGATTACTTAATCTTCAACTACAATTGTGAAATTCAAAGTACCGAATACACAACCGGATTCATTTGTAACCACAACATTCAGGTTGTAGGTTCCTGCGGCAACTCCTGTGGTTGTGATGGTCTGACCGTTTGTGGAGATCTCCATTCCCAAAGGGATAGAATCACTACCGGCCTGAAGAGTCCACACCTGAGTACCTTCATCCAATGGGTTCACATAGTTAAGAACTGCACTCCAGTCGGTGGTTACAGTATCTGTGGTGCCAATGGTAAAGGAAGTGGTCGGAGGGATTCCGGAAGGACCTTCAATGATGAAATACAAACCTTCAAGGAAAGTATCAGTATTAAAGGTGTACGGCAGAGGGTTGCACTTAGATACCCATGTAACGCTTACTTCCGCTTGCATATAGGTATTCAGTTCGTTTGTGATAACCGGATCTCCGATAACGGTTACATAACTACCGGATGCATCCCAGATACGATTCGGGGTGAAGTAGTAGAAGTCATACTGTTGGGCAGAGGATAGCATATCGCAGTACCACTGGACATTAGTAAGTGTTACTCCTTGCATATCCATATAGTTTAGGGTATGAGTTTTTGCAAGGGTCTTTGTGTTTTGCATACCACGGCCTGAAGTAGTTGCAGTATCCGGCCTTGGCTTTTCACCAGAGGTGTTAAAGGTCAGATAAGCATCTCCATCAAGGTAGAGTTGCATAAAGACATCCATCCAAGCTTCAGGATCATCTTTAAGAGCAGGGTCAAGGTCCGCAGACTTTTTTACATAAGCTACGGCAATGATTTTATTCTGGAATTCCGGATCGCAGTTGTAATTCTGGTAACAACCTACGGTCGGACAAATGAGTGAGTAAACAGACATTGTCTTAACAATTTAAACAAGAGGAATTTTTGGGTTGGAAACCCTGTTTGAGTACCTGAAACTTCATCTGAGACAATGTCTCAAAACTGGTTTCGTTTGTGAAATCCTGAATGGTGGCAACTTCCAGGTCTCCTTTAACAAAAACACTTTGTCCGTTCCACACAAAGTACGGATGTCTGGTGGCATCAGTCATCGCAAGTTGTGTTTCCAGATCAAAGAAATCTGTATGCAAATCTATTGATAAATCTTGTTTGTTGGAAGGTCTCCGGTGAACTCCATTGGATTGCCTGTATAAGCTTTCCTCAATCACCGGCTTCTCCCCTCCTCCATTCAAACCAATTCGTATTCTTTGCTTCCAGTCATTTATATATTCATACCCTTCTGCTATGGTATTATTATCTGACCAGAACTCAAGAATTGTACTAAAGCATTCTGCTCTGTCAATATTAATCAGGTTGCTTAGTGAGTACAAATAATAGGATGTCCCACATTCGCAATAGATATCCCCGGTAGTCCATAATTGGTCATAGCAGTTTTCTCCGGTTACATCTGATGCACAACTTGACATACCATAATATTCACTACAGGGCAAGCCATTAACTGTCCATGTAAATTCAATCCCATTTGCTAATATGGCAACTGACATCCCAGGGATGTTAGCCTCACACCAAGTCTTTATATCTGATTCATCAATAGTATTTACTGTGATCTCAAAAATATAAGCTTGATTGTTAATACCAAATGATAAATAAGGCTCTGGACTTCCATAGATATCATTATTAATATAGTTGATGTAATCATTATATTCTTCACCAATTAATGTATATATGAATGTGATGTCGCAAGTCTGGGATGGCTCATTATAAAGGCCCATTCGGTAACACCCTTGCTTGCTTGGAATGGTTACAGACCCTTGTAATTGATTAAATACTGAGCAACATTCTGTCTTTGATTCATCATATTGCCCTACCTCAAATGGCCCTGTTTCAGGATCCTCCGGGATAATACCAGTTTGGAATGAAACTAAAAATGGTGATTCCTTACAGATAACTGGATTAATCAGGGTAATGGTTATAGTTACCGAATCATCCTCTCCGGTGGTGGCCGTAACCACAAACTGTCCATTACTCATTTCTGTCAAATAATTGATTAAATCATTTGCATCAACAAGAAAGTCATTCGGAGTAACTTCAGTAAGATCATATATCAAAGTCCCATCAAAGTAGAGATAGAACCCATTGTAGTAAATCTGTGGTGGGGTTACTATGTTCCCATTTATAGCAAGTCTCAAATCATTGAATTGAGTTGAGTTGTATACATTGGACCATGAGTAATTGCAAGTACAGTAACTTGGTCTTTCCGCAGTTCCTATCTGTTGGATGAATGTTCCATCCTGCTCAAACAA